CCGGCTACAAGACCACGGACACGCTCGGCGTCGCGGCGGCCAGCGTCGGCGGGACCGGCTCGGGCTTCTCGATCCCCGTCGCCGTCGTCGGCGCGCCGACGTCCGCCTCGACCGACCCGACCAATTTCACCAGCGTGGCGTCGGGCGTTAGCGCCGACCCCGTTGAAACTATCTACAACAACTTCACGTATACCGCCGACACGGTGCAGGACACGTCCTCGCCGAACGGCGTCGTCGCCTTCAATTGGAACCTCAACACCGGCGGCGGCCAGGGGAGCCGCCTCACCGGCCAGTTCGTGCTCAACCTCAACGTCGCGCCGATCGACACGACGTGGCGCGACTACACGTCCCTCTCGCCTGTCACGCAGATCTCGGTCCCCGGGCCGACCGGGACGGCGGGCGCGGGCAACGGGCGCGGCGACGCCTTCTCCCTTAACCCGATCTGTCGCCTGCTCGCCGGCGCGCTCTACTGGCACCAGTGCATCGGTCAGGAGAACGATCTCGACATCCGGCCCGGCGCGACGGTCGACGTCGTCATCGGCGAGCAAATCGTGCAGTCGCCGGGGTACGAGAACGCCTCGCTGATCAATACGCTCGGCTATTCCATCAACAAGTCGCTGGCCGCCAATCCCGGCTTCGACATGGGCTTCGCCGACGGCTCCTACGACGGCTTCCCCTCGATCAAGACGACGGGCGAGCTCGTCGGCTGCTGGGTTCACGCCTCGCTGACCAACACGAATGGCCACGCCGCGGCGGGCAATTGCGGCTCGATCTACGCCGGCGTCGACCTCTACAATTATTCCGCCGTCTCCGGCTTCACGCTGCGCGGCCCGCAGGGCAACGGCTACATCGACGGCTCCTTCAACTTCGTCGGCGGCACGATCACGATTTCCGGGACCGCGACGACGCAGAACGGCATGCACGTCTCGGGCGCCGGCAACACGACGATCGACAGCGGCAATTCGCCGGTCGCGCAGTTCGCCTCGACGAACAGCGGGTTTGAAGGGATCGACATCAACGCTCCGATCAACTCGACCGATCAGTTCGCGACCTTCAACAATACGAACGGCGTCAGCTCGGCGACGCTGCGCAATTCCTCGACCGGGACGGCCGCCAAAGAGACGCTCTACTTCGGCAACTCGAATGCGATCAACCAGGCCGGCGTCGCCCTCAACGGCGGCGCATTCTCCGGCGGCCAGGGCGCGAACGCGCTGCAGCTCTTCAACACGGCGAACGCCCCGATCGTCTTCGGCACGGGCTCGGAAGTCCTGAAGGTCGGCACGACTGGCGGCTGGACCGCCAACGGCTCGACCACCGCCTGCGTCGGCACGCTCGGCCCGAGCGGCATTCACTCGACCGTGCAGGAATGGCTCACCTTCACCGACGCCTCCGGCACGGTCCGCTACATCCCCGCGTGCTGATCATGAAGCTGCTCATCCTCTTCGCCTTCGTCGCGGCTATCACCGCGGCCCGCGCCGATCCCGCGCAGGTCATCCAGCGAGAAATCGAGGCGCGCTGGCATGAGGAAACAAACAAGGCCGTCGCCTGCGCTGTGAAGGTTGAGGTCGACGCCGAAACGCTGCGCGACGCCGACCAGGCGCAGGACGAGCTTCAAGATCAGTCGCCGGAATAGGGAGTTTCGCAAATGCGCCGCGCCAAGCCCAAGACCCTCCTAGCCGTCGCCGTCAGCGCGGCCAGCCTCGTCGCTGGCCTCTTCGCTTACGAGAACGCGCGCGCCTCGGCGATCCCCCTTGCCGCCGGCTCTTTCCAGGGCGCGACGATCGGCGCGTCGAACCAGGTCGTCATCGGCTCCGGTTCAATCCTGGGGACGCCTGTCACGTCGATCTCGCAGTTTCTCTATCTCGAAAACGTCGGCTCGACGACGCTGTGCATCAAATTCGGAGGAACGGCGACGATCTCCTCCGGCGTCTGCGCGGCCGGCGAGATCGCGCTGCAACCCGGCGGTTTCCGGTTCTTCGACGTCGCCCTGCCGACCGACAGCGTCAATGCGATCGGCTCGGCCGCGGGCGGCTTGCTCACCGTGGGGGCTCAATGATGACGCGCCGCGCCCTCATCTCCCTCGCCGCCCTGCTCGCCGCCTCCCCAGCGCTCGCCGGCGGCGGCTATGCGCCGCGGCGCATCAACATCGTGACCATTTCCGCCAACGGAACCTATACCCCCTCGCCGGGCCTCACCGAGGCTGAGGTCTGCGTCTACGGCGCGGGCGGCGGAGGCGGCGGCGGCGCGCTCCAGGCGGCCTCCACGGTCGTTTCCGGCGGCGGCGGAGGGGGCGGCGGCGGCCATCGCTGCGCGAGGTTCACGGCGGCGGAGATTGGGAGCTCGCAGACCGTCACGATCGGCGCGGCGGGAACGGCGGGCGCGGCCGCCACCGTCAGCACGACGGCGGGCGGCAACGGCGGCGCCGGCGGCGCCACGACGTTTGGCTCGCTGCTGACGGGCTTCGGCGGCGGCGGCGGCGCCGGCGGCCAGCTCGGCGGCGCGTCCGGCGGCGGCCAGGGCGGCAACACGGGCTACGCCGCTGGCGGCAGCTCGACCAACGGCACGGGCGGCGTCAACGGAACCGGGCAGAGCAACGGCGGCTCCGGGGCGGTCGGCAATGTCGGGGTCGCGCCGGGCTATGGGGGCGCCGGCGGCGGCGGCACGGCGACCGGCGGCGCGAGCAATGGCGGCCCTGGCCTGGCAGGCGCGGGCGCCGGCGGCTCCGGCGGCGGGATCACGTCCGGCAATGCGACGGCCAATGGCGCGATCGGCGGCAACGGGGCCTTCCCCAACACCAACGGGACGGCCGGCGCCGGCGCGGGCGGCGCCGGCGTCGCGGCGTCGCTGTCGACCTACCCCCTTGACCTCTTCGTCGGCGGCGGCGGCGGCGGCGGCGCTTCGTCGACCACCGTGGCGTTCGCGGGCGGCGCCGGGGGCCTGCCGGCCGGCGGGGGCGGCGGCGGCGGCTCGGCGCAGAATGGCGGCACGGCCGGCGCTGGCGCTGCGGGCGGCGCGGGCTACGCGATCATCGTGGAACGCTTCTGATGCGCTGGGGGGACAAATGAAATACACTCGCAGAAGCCCATTCGCAGCGGCCACGCTCAGTGCCCTGCTGGCGTTCTCGCCCCCCGCTCTTGCTCAGCAAAGCGGTCTAGGCCGAGAGGTCAGCGACTTCGCCGGCGTCCAATTCGCCCTGTCGCCGAATGGTCTTGGCGCCCCGACAGGAACCATGACGGGTTACGCGACCGGGGACACGGTCGTTCTGGGATGCAACGGCGTAACCTTCTCAATTCCCCCTGTAATCAGCGTGACTGCGGCGAGCGGCGTCGCGACGGCGGCGACGTTGCTTTCCGGAGGGAAGACGACGGGGATGGTCCTGAGAGGGGCCACGAATTGCAGCCAAACCTCGACCTCGGGCTCCGGGATCGGCCTTCAAATACCGGCCACGCTCGGCTTGCTGGCCTCAGAGGTCGACGGAGCCGCGCCCAACACACTCGCCATCATAGCGCGCTTTGCGCGGGCCGCGCAGTCGGACAACCTTCAAGTCAACCAGCCGATGGGCATTCCCGCCTGGGCGCAAAGCACGTCCTATTATCCCGGCGAGATTGTCTCTGACAACGGCTTATACTTTGAGGAGATGCAGGGAGGCGCTTCAAATACGACGCCATGTACTTCCGCCGGAACCGGTTCAGGCCCGTCGGCCGCGGGGTCAATGATTACAGACGGAACCTGTCTTTGGAATTCCGTGCAGAAATCGCCGACAGGTGGCGCCCCTACGGTTACGGTCGCGAGCAGATGGGCCATAAATACGGCCTACCCCGCGGGGACGGTTGCGGTCACGTTCACGGGATCCGGGGCGACCGCCCTTGGATATTTCTACCAGAACACCGGCGCCTGCACATCGGCGGCCAGCGGCAGCGGCCCAAGCGGGACCGGAAGCGGCCAGACCGACAACACCTGCACGTGGAACTATTTGCGCAATCTCCCGACCGCTATCAACTCAAATAGCGGGCCGCATTCGGTGCTTTGGAACGGCGGCGCGGGCAACCTTCTGACATACTTCAGCCTGGAGGGCGCGACCGCGCTCAATAGCTCAGGGACATCCTACGTGGGCTTCGGAGGGCCTACGGTCGCCGGGGTCGCGTCCAACAGCTTTGGGCGGTTCGAGTTCGTCACGACCGCGCCCGTAATGGTATTCAGGGCTTACGATCAATCTACCCTGAGCGCTGGTGGCGCGTGGAGATTTGCTGTCTGCGGGATTAACCATGATCATTGCCAGTATGTTTCTCCTAATCATTACGGCCCTCTTGTTACCACGGGTTGGGAATACACAATACTTGACTTTTCCAGTGTAGGCGGCCGATCCGCTCGCGATATTATTGTCGAGAACGATGGTTCTGGCCATTTTGGCGGCGTCGACATAGCCGTGGGCGATGACATCTATTATCCGGGCGGCCCTCCGGTGCTTACGATGGCGACGATGGGCGATAGCTACCCGTTTGGGGGAGGCGTGCTTTCCGGCGCGTGGGCATATCCGCGCATCGTAGCCGACGAACTAGGAATAATCGGCCTCGTGAATACGGCAATCGGGGGGTGCGGATATAATGCCGCCGACTGCACGTCAGGCTCAGCGCTCAGTCGCATTAGTGACGTCTTCAACGTGAAGAACGGAGCTGGGCCGGATATTCTACTCATAAGCAACGGGACCAATGATTACCCGAGCTTAAGCGCTTCGCAGATCGCGGCGGCTCAAACGACCTACATACAGACCCTCCGCGCTCATCCTCAGACAGCAAATATACCGATCATCGTCCTTGGCGCTTACGCTCACAACTTCGGGGGAACATCCTGCACGAACAACTGCGTCGCCACCGAGCAGGCGACGCAAGCCGCGCTTGCGGCCATGAACGACCCGATGGCGGTATTTTGCCCCTGGACGAACGCGGCCGATGGGCCATTCGAGACCGGAACGGGATCCATTGCCTCGCCGAACGGGACCGGAAACACCGACTTCACCTATGACGCCGCCTCGCATAACAACGCGCTAGGCAACCGCGTGTTCGCTTCCCGCATCACCAAGTGCGTCCGGTCATGGCTGCAGTCGAAAGGATATTACTGACCTGAGTGCGTTGGCCCGCGCGCGCCCGCGGCGCATCGCTCGCCGCGAACTGAGGCCGCCGATGTCGAACCTCTCCCTCTTTCCGCCCGAGATCATCCAGGCGGCGCAGGACGCACAGCGCGCCTATCCCGCCGTTCCCGCCTGCGTGACCCTCGCGCAATGGGCGATCGAGAGCGCCTACGGGCGCGAAATCCCGCCGGGGTCGAACAATTATTTCGGGATCAAGGCGGTGCGCGGCCAGGCCTTCGTCATGGCGCGCACGCACGAGTTCATCGGCGGCCGCATGGTTTCGGTGAGCCAACCCTTCGCGAGATATCCCTCCGCGACCGCCTGCTTCCTCGCCCACGCCCGCCTGCTCGCTGACAGCCCGATCTACGCCGATGCGCGCGCCGCCGGCGGCGAGGCGGGGACCGACTGGCGCGACTTCGTGGCGGCGATGGCGAAGCACTACGCGACCGCGCCGAACTACGCGACGGTCATCATTCACGAGATCGAGGACAACGCGCTCGACCTCTACGATCTGTCACCCGAACAGCCCCTCGTCGCCTGACAGGAGAACCCTGTGTCCGACACGACCATCACCCTCGGCTCGATGCTCGCCGCCGCGCAGCCCTATTTCGTCGCCATCTTCGGCGCCATCGTGACCGGCGTCGGCGGTATCCTCGTGGCCGAGGTCAAGCGCTACACCGGGATCGCCGTCGATCAGGCGCTCCTCGCCAAGGTCGAGAAATACATCGACGACAAGGCGGCGCAGGAAATCGCCAAGGCGACCGACAATCTCGCGACGAAGTCGATCGACGTGCATTCTCCGATGATCGCCGACCTCGTGACCAAGATCACCGGCGCGATCCCCGAGGAGCTTCACGCCGTCGGCCTCGACCCCGTCGCCGTCGCTCACAAGCTCGTCGCGTCGTTCGGCCGCCTGCAAGCCAGCATGACCGCCGTCGCGCCTCCCCCGAAGCCGAACTGACAGGAGTTTCCCGTGCAGCTCACATTCCGCTCTTACCTGATCCTCACGGTTGTCGCGCTGCCCTTCATCTTCGACGCCACGGCGCCCGACGCCTGCAGCGCCGACCTGCAGGGCTCGCTCGCCAAGGTCCAATCGGACCTGCAGAACATCGAGAGCGAGGCGGGCATGAGCACTGCGCTCGCCTGCGGCTTCGTCCCGTTCCTGCAGGCTGACGTCAATCTCGTGCTCGGGATCTCCAAGCTGACAGCACAGCAGAGCAAGGACGTGCAGAGCGCGCAGGCTGTCATCAACACGATCTGCGAGAACCCCGCCACGGTTAATTCGGCGACGCTGATCGCCAAGATCGGGGCCGCGATCGCCCAGGTCAACAAGATCCAGAACGGCGCGCAGTGAACTGGAAATCTGTTCTTGCCGCGGCGCTCCGCTTCCTGGCGGGGCCGCTCGGCGGCAAGGCGAAGGCGAGCGACGCCGTGGTCATAGATGACATCTCGACCGCCGCCGGCGCCGCCGTCGTGCTGGTCCGCGAAATCCACGATCGAAAGCTCGACTTCAACGACGCGGTCGCCTTCGCGAACGGCGTGCAGCAGATCCTCGTCGACTTCGGTATCGAGCCCGGAACCGCGCTTGAGCTGAGCAAGGTGTTGGAGAAGCTCGCCCCGATCGTCTATGGCGCCTACGCCTCCGGGATCATCAAGGGCGGTATCCCCGACGCCTTTCCCGCCGGCGGCGGTCCTGGCCCGTATCGAGGGCGCTGATGACGAACGTCGTCGACCTGCCGCACCACAATTCGGGTTTCGCGGAACGGACGAAGACAAGAGCCATGCCGCAGCTCGTTATGCTGCTTGAGGATCTGCTCGCCCTCGCGAAGGATGGCAAGATCAGGTCGCTCGCGGCTGTCACGGTCGAGGGGCCCGGCGCAATAGGAACGTGCTGGGCCGCGACCGACGGCTGGTTCCACGAGATCACGTCCGGCATGGAAGTGCTGAAATTCCGCTGGATGCACGACAACTCCGGGCATGGATCCGATGGCGGACCCGGCAAAGCCGCGGGATAAACCGCCCGGGCTTGAGGTCTCGGAAAGCGGCCAGCTCATCTACGAGCCCGACGGCTCGGTGCTGTCAGCCTATATCGAGGACGACAAGCACGTCGTCATCATTCGCGGCCCGATCGGATCGGGCACGTCGTCGGCGTCGTGCATCAAGATCTACCGCCAGGCGATCGGCCAGCGCAGAAGCACACTGACAGGCAAGCGTCGCTCGAAGTGGATCGTCGTTCGCTCGACCTATCCCGAGCTGCACGAAACCACGATCAAGACATGGCTCGACTGGTTCCCCGAGCATCTCTACGGCCGCATGAGCTGGGAGCGGCCGCCGACGCACGAGGTCAGGGTCGGCGACGTCGAGCTCGACGTGATCTTTCTCGCCCTCGACGAGCCTGAGGACATCAAGAAACTGCGCTCGCTCGAATACACCGGCGCGTGGTTCAACGAGCTGGAATTCGTCAACAAGCCGATCTTCGACGAGGCCGAAAGCAGGACCGGCCGCTTCCCCTCGATGAAAGAGGGCGGCTCGAATTGGGACGGTGTCATCGCTGACATGAACGCGCCGCCCGAGGACCATTGGCTCCCGATCATGACAGGCGAAGTCCCGGCGCCCGAGAACATGCCGGAGGCCGAGCGTGAGCTGCTCGGTCTGCCCTCGAATTGGGCCTACCATATCCAGCCGCACGCCCTCGACGAGGTCCGTGACAGCCGCGGCGTGGTCGTCGGCTACAGGACCAACGAGAAGGCCGAAAACCTCAAATGGCTCAAGCCCGGCTATTACGAGGAGAAGTCGCGCGGCAAGACCAAGGCCTGGATCGACAGCCGCCTGCGCAACGTGATCACCCTCGTCATCGACGGCGACCCCGTTCACCCCAGCTTCAACATCGACACGCACGTCTCGGCGACGACACTCTATCCCGTCAAGGGTCACGACGTCGTCATCGGGATGGATTTCGGCCGCCGGCCCTGCGCGATCTTCGGCCAGGAAATCAATAATCGGCTGTTCGTGCAATACGAGCTGCGCGCCTACGGGGCGTCGTCCGTCATCTTCGCGCCGATCTTCAAGAAATTCCTGGAGAAGCACTACCCCGGCTTTCGCTATAAGATCTGGGGCGACCCCAAGGGGCGCGACAAGGGACAGGCGACCGAGCGCTCCTCCTACGAGATCTTCGACGCGCACGACGTCAAGGTCGAGCCCGCGCCGGTCAAGAACAACAATCTGCCAACACGGCTAGCCGCGGTCGACAGCATTCTGGCGAGCATGCACAACGGCATGCCGCGCCTGCAGATCTCGAAAGACAATTGCCCGACGCTCAAGGCGGCGATGGCGGGGCGCTACCACGTCCGCAAGAAAGCCCTTGGCGACCCCGAGCCGGTCAAGGATCCTTATTCCGATGTCGCGGATTGCCTGCAATATCTGTGTCTTGGGATCGGCGAGGGGCGCGTCATGGTCGGCCTCACCGCGGAAGCGCCGCGCCGCCCGATGAGCGTCTGGAAGGGGCGGCGCTCGCTGCGCCGGGTCGCGGAATGATCTATCTCGCGCGCGCCCAAGAGATCGAGGAATGGTTCATCGTCTTCCATCCCGAATGCGATGACGCCTTCTGGCGCCGCGTCGTGCCGGGCCGCTTCAAGCACGTGCGCGCCTTCGCCTGGGCCGAGGGCGTCCACGCATGGGTTTTCTTCGACGTCTGGCTCACCGGCGGCGCGCGGCTGACAGTCTCGCCGGGCGGCACCGAGGGCTTCGCGCTGATCGCGAAATATGTCGCCGGCGCGTCGGTCCTGAAGATGCGCCGTGGCAGCGCCGGCCGGCCGCCGCTGTCAGCGCTGATCGGCTTCTGGTGCGTGCCGGCCGTCCGCAGGCTGCTCAATCTGCCAGGAAGTGCGTTGAGGCCCGACGCGCTGTGGCGAGACTGCCTCGCGAACGGAGCCGAGATCGTCATTCATGGTCGATATTCCCCAGGCGCAACCGGACCCGACGCTGGTCGAACAGCAGCAGCAGGCCCAGCAGCTTGCGACGCAGCAGATCCAGCAGAGCCTCGGCCAACAGACCGAGAATTTGTGGTCGATGTTCGGAAATGGGACGCAGCTTAGCTATATCCAGCTCCCGCAGCAGCCGGCGCAGGGTAAAGCCTGATGGCCGACAACCTCCCCGCCGACGAGCCGATCGTCGAGACGCTCGACAAGGAAACCGCTGACAGGCGCTTGACGCTAAAGGAGCGCGAGGCCGAGCTGCTCGAAGACGCCCGCGTCCACAAGGCCGAGTGGGAGCGCGACCTTCGCGAGCTCTATTTCTTCGCCGCGCCGCACCGCGCGCGCCAGCTTTCCTCGCGCACCAAGAACAGCGTCAAGCCGCTCGACGCCGGCGAAAGCAACACGTCCTACGCGATCGAGATGGCGGAAGACTTCGCGACCGTCATCATGACCACGTTCACGCCCGAGGTCACGCCGTGGGTCGCGCGCGCGCCCGGCCTCAACGTGCCTCCGGCGGTCAAGGACGTCATCGCCGACAAGATCAAAGAGGAAGACGCCAAGATTTTCGAGGCGATCAGCGCGAGCAACTTCTATGCGGAAAGCGGCGTCGGCTTCATGCCCGACCTGGCGGCGGGAACCGTCGCCATGTGGATCGACGATCCCCGCGCCTACGCGGGTATTGAGTGCCAGGCCGTCCCGCTGCACGAGCTCGAAATCGGCACCGGGCCAACCGGCCATGTCGACTTCCGGTCGCATGTCCAGCACACGCAGATCAAGCATCTGCCGGAAGTATTGCCAGACATAACCGAGTGGCCCGCCGAAATCGTCAAGCAGATGAAGGACAAGAAAGCCCGCAAGAAGTCTGTCGAGGTCCGCAAGTCCTTCTGGCGTGATTGGCGCGTCAACTCTGACATCGTCTGGAATTACTTGGTCGTCGTCGACAATCACGTCGTCAAGGACGCCAAAATCAAAGGCGCGGGCTCTATTCCGCTCGTCGTCGCGCGTTTCGGCGCGATGAAGGAATGGGCGTTCGGCGCCGGGCCGGGGATCAAGTGCCTGCCGGACTATCGCCATCTCGACGAGCTGGCGGCGGCCAAGATCCTCAACTGCGACATCAGCCTGCGGCCGCCGATCGCCATTCCCGATGACAGCGTCGTCAATTTCGAGGAGGGGATCGAGGCCGGCTACGCCTATCCCGTGCGCGTCGGTTCCGAGGACGCGATCAAGAACATCTACGAAAGCACGTCGCCGAACGTCGCGATCTATGACAGAAACGACGTCGAGCAGCGCATCAAGCGGCTGCACTTCCTCGATTTCCCTGACCAGATGGGCAAGACGCCGCCGAGCGCGACGCAATGGCTCGACGAGATGACGATGGCGCAGCGGCGCATCGGCACGCCGGGGCAAGCGTTCTGGGGCGAATGGTGCGTCGGCGTCTTCGAGCGCTTTGAATATCTGCTCGTCCAGCGCGGCGCTGTCAGCAAGGTCAAGCACAACGGCGAAGAGGTTTCGCTGCAGCCGCAGAACCCCGCGCGCAAGGCGGCCGACCAGCAGAAGGTCGCGCAGGCGGCGCGCGTGATCGAGATCGGCGGCCAGGCCTTCCCCGAGGAGTGGAAGCTCAAGGTCGACGGCGGCGCGACGATCGAGAACCTGATCCGCAAGGGCGGCGCGGACGACGTCATCGTCATGCGCAAGCCCGACGACGTCGCCAAGGTCGCGCCGCTGCTGGCGCAGGTTCTCGGCGGCCAGACGCCCGGCGCGCCTGCGGCGGCGGCCAACGCCGGCCAGCCCGCGCCGCCCGCGCCCGTCGGTCCCGCGCCGGCGCCGCCGCCGATCACGCAGATCCGCGGGGCGATGTCGGGGGCGCAAAGATGAACCGCGACGACGTCGAGGAAACCTGGGCGGCCTTCGGGGCGACGCCGGCGGGCCGCAACGCCCGCGAGCTGCTTCTGGCCGAGATGATGTCCGTCTGCCCGCACACTGACAGGGCTGGTGCGTTGGAGCGCCATGAGGGGCGGCGCAGTCTTGCGCGCGAACTCGTTGAGCTCCTGGACAGATACGCAGGCGATGGCGGACGAACCGAACAACTCCTCGGCGGCAAACGCGAACCCCGGCCAGTCGGCTTCGGGCGCAGCCTCCGGCGCGTCGGGGAGCTCGACGACGCCGGCCTCACAGAACAGCAACGCCAGCAGCAGCAACAACGTCGGCGATAGCTTCATCAAGGGCCCTGCCGCCGACGACAAGGGCGCTGCGGCGGCTACGAGCGCCGCAGCCGCTCGCCCCGACTGGCTTCCCGAGACACTGTGGGACAAGGACAAGGGCGCGAAGGTCGAGGACATCAAGGCGCTGTTCGCCGACGCCGACGCGGCGCGCGCTCGCGCCGCAGGCGTCCCGAAGGCGCCGGGCGAATACAAGGCGGAGCTGCCGAAGATCGACGGCCTGCCCGAGGGCCTGCAGATCGACGTGAACGATCCGCGCTTCAAGGCCGCCGCCGAGTTCGCGCACGCCGCCGGCCTGTCGCAGAAAGACTTTTCCGCGATGCTCGGCTTCGAGGCGCAGCGCCTCATGGCGCAGCAGCGCGCGATCGCCGACGCCATCAAGGCGCGCGACGAAGCGCTAGGGCCGAACAAGGCGGCGCGCATCGACGCGCTGACGACGTTCTTCAAGACGATCGCGCCGAACGAGAAGGTCACTTTCGAGCTCGGCAAGACGTTGTTCACGACCGGCGTGATCGAGGCTTGGGAGGGCGTTCAGCGCGCCCTCGGCAACCAGGGCGTGACGTCGCTGACGCGGGCGCGCGGCAATGGCGCGGCGCCGGCGGGCAAGATCGAGGGGTACGATAAGATGACGTTCGTCGAGAAGCTTCAGGCGGGCGGTCATCTCTGAGAAGCGAGCCGGGTTGGCGGCTTAAGGAAGGCTAGGAGACAAGCAGATGGCCGCGATCAATGTCACGATCCCGACCCCGACGACGCTCTCGCAGTACGCGCAGACCTTCCCGGAAGGTGATCTGACGCGCATCTTCGTGGAGAACATGGTCCGCGAAAGCGACGTGATGCGCGCTGTCAAGTTCCTGACCGCGACCGCCGGCAAGCGCGAGTTCATGGACATCAGCAAGACGCCCGTCGTCGGCTTCCGCGGCCTGAACGCCGCCGGCAACACGGACACCGGCCAGTACAACCTCCGCGAGGAAGACACGTTCTTCATCGACGAGTACATTCAGGTCGACCGCGCGCTGTCCGACCGCATGGGCCCCGGCCACCGCGCCCGTCAGCGCGAGCTCAAGACGATCGCGCTTGCGCAGTATTTCAGCTCCACCTTCATGAAGGGCGACCATACTTCGAACCCGAAGGGGCCCGACGGGCTGCAGTCGCGCTGCCAGAACCTCAACTACAATCTGCTCAACAATAGCGTCGCCTCGGGCGGCGGCGCGCTGTCGCTGGCGAACCTGGACATCCTGTTCTGGATGGTCAACAAGCCGACGCACTGGATCTTCCCGCGCGGCCTCATGCCCTACATGGAAGCCGCGGCGCGCAACAATTCGCTGGTCAACCAGACCGTCGCCTTCGACCGCGACGACTTCGGCCGGCGCATCATGAAGTACAAGGAGCTGCCGATCCTGTTCGGCTATGATCCCGACGACACGCCGGATCTGCTGCCGTTCACGGAAGTCGGCGCCGGCGGCGGCGCGGCGCAGACCGCCTCGATCTACCTGACCCGCTTCGACGACACGGGCATTTACGCGATCGAGCAGACCTCGCTTCAGGTCCGCGACGAAGGCCCGGTCCCCGGCGTGCCCTTCCTCAGCGATCACATCAAGTGGGACTGGGGTATCGCCCGCGAGCATCCGCGCGCCGTCGCGCGCCTGACCTCGATCACGCAGGCGACCATCACCGCGTAACCCCCTGATCCCTGCTGATCCGACGAGGCGAAGCACATGGCCCTGACGAAAACCACCCTCCCCGCGATCACGCCGACGTTCGCGGTCCCGTATGACACGCTGCAAGCCTTCTGCCTGGCGCAGACGATCACCGCCAGCGGCTACGCGAGCAACGTGAACACGCAGCTCTCGATGGGCCCGGGCCGCTTCAATGGCCTGTGGGCGATCAACGTCACGGCTGTCAATATGGGCAGCTCCAACGAGTTCTATGGGCTTTGGCTGCTCGGCTCGAATGACGTCAACTTCGCCAACGGCAACACGGAGGTCTTGGCGCAGTTCGACCTCGCCGCGACCGCCGCGCTGCGCACGCTCGCCACCGTCTGCGCCGCCTCGCCGACCATCCCCGAGGATGCGACGGCCGGCACGCTGTTCGTGAAGGCCTGGATCAACCAGGTCGCCGACTACGTCTTCCAGTACATGCAGCTCTACGTGCTCGTCGGCGGAACCTCGCCGAGCATCACGTTTTCGAGCTGGGTCGCGCCGAACAGCGCGGCCAAGGTCTGAGTTCCTGACAGAGGGCGGAGAGAGCGTTGTCGATCCCTACCGAAGACGTCTACTTCAAGACCCGCGACGAAAAGGGCGACGCGATCGTCAAGATGACCCTCTGTCAGATCGACGCGCGCGACGCCTGCCGGCGGTTCCCCCACGAATACGCGACCACGCCCGACGGCCACGCCGCCGTCGCGCCGCCGCGGGCGGTGAGGGAATTCGAGGACGCCACGGGGCCGAGCGGCGGCAAGCCGTCGCTGCTCGGCGGGATCGGCGTCAAAGAGGTCATCCGACCGGCGCCGGCGGCGCACAAGGCTTCGGGCAAGGCGGCCTGACCCCCGCATTCAAGGTCGCCTAACGAAGGCGAGGGGCGCGACTGCTGGACCGGCGCGCCCCTTTCTCTGTGCGTAGCGCTGACAGAATGCGGCGAGCATGGTCCTGTCATGGGAAGCCCTTTCGCCATCGACAAGCTGCAGATCTGCAACGACGCTATGCTGGCGACGGGGAACCAGCCCTTCACGGTGATCGCCGACGGATCGGACGCCTGGACCGCCGCCAGCAACTTCTACGATCGGGCGTTGCGCGAGACGCTGATCCAGCACGATTGGAAGTTCTCACTTGTCCTCGGCCAGATGACGCGCCAGGGCGTATCGAACTATCCCGGCTACACCGACATTTACCAGCCGCCCTCTGACGTCCTGCAGCTTCGCGAGTGCTACGATCAGCGCGTCGCGGCGCTGATCCAGCCGATCGATACTTGGACCATCTCGAAAGAGGGGATCAAACTTCCGCCGATGGACTACAGGATCCTCGGCGGCCAGGTGCATTGCATCGCGCCGGAGGGCGCGGGTTGCCTCTACCTGCAGAACCCCGCGAACGAAAGCGCCTTCACCGTCGGCTTCTCCGCCGCCGTGACGCGGCTCGTCGAGCAGCTCATCTATCAGGGGTACAACGAGGATCCGCAGTCGGCGCTCGGGCTTGAGAAAAAGGTCAACGAGAAGCTGCAGCAAGCGCGCATGCAGGACGACGAGACGGAGCCGCGTCGGCTCCCGTTCCGTTCGCCGATGCTTGAGGCGCGCCGGCGCCGCCGCACCGGCTGGACCGTCTGGGGCATGGGGCCGTAATGCCGATCCCGAGCGAGGTTATCCGCCAGGTCGACTTTTCCGGCGGCCAGGTCAACGCGAGCGCGCTGCGCCGGGATGACGTCGCCGCGGTTGCGACCGGCGCCCTCGCGCTTCTGAACTACCGCTCGGAGGCCCAGGGGACCGCGTTGACGCGCCCCGGCCGCGACGCCCTCTACGTCGGCGCGGCGCGCTTCGAGTTCTGCCGCATGTCGGCGGCGGCCGTCTACCACATTCACTTTTACCCGCCCGCCGGCGGCAACGCGAAGATCGTCATCACCGATCTCGCGGGGAACATCGTCGCCCAGAATTCGAGCGCTTCGTATCTCTGGACCGCGTCGACCCTCTGGCAGATCAGCGTCGCCCAGGGGCTCTATCAGGTCTGCGTCTGCTTCCCCGGCATGCAGCCGCAAGTGCTGACCTGGAGTCCGGCCAATTCGGGCTGGACCTTCGCGCCCTTCGCCTGGACGACGATCGGCGGCAACTACCAGGAACCCTTCTTCCGCTTCAACGCGCTCGGCGCGGCGATGTCGTGGAGCTCGTCGACCTCCAACTACAAGACCGTCGGCGCGTCGCTCGCCCTCACCTGCTCGCTGCCCTATTTCACCAACGCCATGATCGGATCGGTGCTTTCGATCCTCGGCGGCCAGGTGCAGATCGCGACCGTGACGGACAGCACGCACGCGACCGCGACCGTGCTTTCGCGCCTGCCCGATACGGTCGTTTTCGCCGGCGTCGATCCGACCGCGTTCTCGCAGGGGCAAGTCGCGGCGACGACGAACAGCGGCCTCAAGATCGAGGTCGTCAGCATCGGCGCGACGACGGTCACGGGCCCGCTGATGTCCGGGCGCATCATGCCGACGGTCGGCGGCGCGACGGCCGACACGATCTCCTCGCCCTCCGCGAGCTCGGCGACGTCGGGCTTCACGCTGTTCAGCGGCGCGACGCAAACCGTGCAGTGGACCGAGGAATTCATGAGCACGCTGAACGGATGGCCCGCCGCGGTCGCCTTCGGCAATGACAGGTTCATATTCTGCCAGTTCCCGCAGCGCCAAGAGGCGATCCTGTGGACGGTCATCGGCGCGCTGACGCAGTGCTACATCGACAGCGCCGCGGCCGTCACCGATCAGAGCGCGGGCTCCGACGCGACCAGCGGGATCCTCGAATTCGTCAACCGGCGGCCGAAAGTGCTCAATGTCGTCGACACCGGCGACGAGTTCATTTTCACCGATCACGGCGTATGGTTCATCCCGCTCGCTGTCAGCGGCACGCCGCTCAAGCCGGGCTCGGTCGCCTTTCGCGAGATCACGAACGACGGCTGCTCGCCCGTGCGCCCGGTCCCGCTTCTGCAGTCCGTGATCTATCTGAACGCCGCCGGCGACCGCATCTCCGTCGTGCGCGCGACCGGCTCGATCACCCTCCCCTACGCGAGCCAAGACCTGTCGGACGCCTATTCCGACCTGTTCACCGGGCCGCGCTGCATCGCCGTCTCGGCGGGCGACAATGCGCCGGAGCGCCTGGCCTATGTCGTCAACGCCGACGGGTCGCTGGTGATCGGCAAGTTCAACGAGCAGAACAATCTCGTCGGCTGGCATCCCGAGAACGGCGTCGGCGCAGCGAATTGGGTCGTGACCGACATCGGCGACGTCTGGTATTCCTCGACCTACAGCGGCGGGACGATCATCGAGAAGGAAGACGCTGCCGACTATCTCGACAGCACGATCCTCGTAAACTCACCGCCGGCGAACCTCGTGGTCGGCGGCAAGGGCCCGTTCTGGTGGCTGGCGAACGGGACCGTCACGCTCGCCGAGGGCGGCGTCGACTACGGCGATCGCTCGATCGACGCCCTCGGGAACATCGTGCAGCTTCAGGGGGACGTGCTGACAGATCCGACGCTGACAGGCGGCTCGCCGATCTCGAAGACTTACACCCCTGTCATTCGCACCGCCCAGCCCGGGCAAGACGTCAAGCAGCGCATGCGCCGGCGCTCAATCAAGAACGCGATGATCACGCTTGAGGCGAACTGCGAGTTTGATTGGGGAACGCGGCGCTATCCCGCCTACCAGTTCGGCCAGGACGCGACGCAGCCGCCGACCTTCGCCCTGAACAGCGTGCGCGAGCGGCCGCTCGGGCGCTCCTACTTTCCCTCGATCTCGCTGACGTCGAGCCGCTATGGGCAAATCCGGCTGATCGAGTTCACGGCGGAGGTCACGGTCTGATGGCGATCGCCGCCCCTCTCGCCCTCGCCGCCACCGGGCTTTCCGCCGTCGGCTCTTTCATCGGGGCCGATCGCGCCGCGCAGGGCGCGGAGATGGAGGCGCAGAACGCGGCGAACGCGGTCGAGATGGGCAAGATCAAGGCCGCGCAGACCTCGGGCGACATGACGCGCCGGCTGACCGGCGCCCTGGCGAATATCCAGGCGGTGCGCGCCTCGGCGCAGCTCAATCCCTACAGCCCGACCGGGAACGCGATCGCCGCGAATGTGCAGGGCCAGGGCGACATCAACCGCACCGCGGCGCTGACGAACATCAACGCGCAGATAAAATCGGATCAGAACGCCGAGAATTTCTATCAGCAGAGCGCCGGCGACGCCCTGCTCGGGGGCGCGTTCGGCGCGCTCGGGAGCATCTTCAAGGGCGTGTCCGGTATCAACTTCAGCGGCGGGGGGAGCTGAGCGTGGTCGACCTCCCCATCCCCGACCAGCCCGACGTCACGGCCCAGGCCCCGACGCCGCGCGTCTCGGGCTTCCAGTACGCCCGCTCGGGCTCTTTCCTGGCGGCCGGCCTCGATCGCCTCTCGGATGGCCTGGAGGCGGTCGCCGTTCACGCGGCGAAGGACCAGGCTGTCACCGACCTGCAGTCGGGCATGGTGACGCGCGACGCGCAGGGCAATATCACCGTCGGCAAGCCCGCCGGAATGCCGATCCTCGGGCAGGCCGGGATCGCATACGAGCAGGCGATCAAGGCGGGCGCGTTGGCGCAGGGTGATAACCTCGCGCAGCGCGACATGGCGGACCTGGCCGCGCAGCACCAGGGTGACCCGCAGGGGCTTCTGCAGGCGGGCAACGCCTATGTCGCGGGGGTCCGCGCGCGCAACCCCGGCCCGATCGGCGAGGCGATGGCCGACCGGGCGTCGAGCGTCCTGACGCAGCACTACGACGGCGCCGTCGCGCGGCAGGCGACGGTGAACGTCGAGAACGCGCGCACGGCGATCGCCGACGCCCGCACAAGCGCCTTCAACACGCTGTCGTCGCTGGCGCAGCAAGGGGTCACGACCGGGCCGGATTGGGAGAAGGCGCAGGCGGATTATCAGGCCGCCGGCCGCCAGCTCGTCGCCAACCCCGCCTTCGGCGTCTCGCAAACCCTGCAGGACGCGAACGACAAGGCCGACCTGAACCTGCTTCACGGCTACGCGATCGCCGGCAATGTCGATCGCGACATGAAGGGGCCGGGCGGCGTCGACCAGGCGCGCCAGAACCTCTTCGACGCCGTGCATGATCCGAAGCTCGGCCTCTCGCCGTCGCAGCAAGCGCACTTCATGGCCGTCGGCGAAAGCCGTATCGGCTTCGTGATCGGCCAATACAAGGCCGACGCCGCGGCGAACCGAGCGAACCTCGAAGCGCTGACGCAGGCCGCGCACAACCCGGAAGCGAGCGCGAAGCTGACAGAGCCGGTCTGGCAGGCCGCCATCCTCAAGAGCGCCGCGATCCCGGGCGCGGAAGACGACACGAAGCGCCTGCTCGCCGAGCATCAGGTCTGGCAGTTGCAGAACGCGACCCGGACCGACAGCCCTAACCAGTCGCTCGTGCGCCAGGGCCTCGGTCCCGAGGGCGCCATCGACGCCTCGGGGGCCGCGAGCCGCGTCGGCGGCACGACGGCCGGGTTCTATCTCAGCGCCCTCGCCAGGGGCGACGTGCAAGGCGCGTTGCGCGCCTCCGAGGGCCTGCGCACGACGCCCTATCCCGATGTCAACCATCTGCGGACCGGCTACGGCTCCGACACCGTGACGCGGGCTGACGGGACCGTGGAGGAGGTCGGCCCCGACACGCGCATCACGCCGGCGGACGCCGAGCGCGACCTGCAGCGCCGGACGGGCATTTACGCCCAGGGCGCGGCGCAGGCGATCGGCCCGGCATGGGCGAGCATGACGCCAGGCGCGCAGGCGGCCATCACGTCGATGGCTTACAATTACGGGCATGTCCCGCAGAACGTCGCGGCCGCTGCGGCGACGGGCGACCCCGCGGCGATCGCCGCCGCCATCCGGGCGCACGCCGGCGACAATAATGGCGCGAACTACGCGCGCCGCCAGGCCGAGGCGCGCGCCGTGCTCGGCGAGGGCACGGGGATGTCGGCGAACGGGACGCCGTTCACGCCCGAGCAGGTGCGGCAGAACCCGTTCCTGCTTTCGACCTACGTGCAATCGATTACGCTCGATCCCGAGAACCGATACAATTACGCCGCGACGATGATCGAGGGGGCGACGAAATCGGTCGGCGCCGGGATCATGCCGAGCGTCGACACGCTCGCCTCGATCGCGCAGATCGCCCAGACGGACCCGCGGCTCGCGGAGAAAGCGGCGCAACTGCAAGCGGCCGTGACAGCGCGCGCGCTGTCAGACCAGGCCATCAATCTGCCACCGGGCCAGGGGCAGGCCTATATCGACATGATCAAGGACCGCGCGCAGGGCGGCTCGCTCTACCAGGCGCAAGTCGCCGAGCAGGCGCGCACGTTCTATGACAAGGGCGTCGAGCAGCTCAAGAAAGACCCCTGGGGAACCGCGGTCGCCAAGGGCTGGGATGGCGGCGAGGGCGCGCCGATCGGGCTCAACTTCGACGACCAGAACGCGCTCGCTGTTGGCCTGCATCAGCGCAGCGATCTCGCTTCGTCGATCGCCGCGCGCACCGGCGATAACACCGCGCCCGCGCTGGCGCCCGACGAGCTGCCCCAGGCGCGCGGGATCCTGACTTCGGGCTCGCTGCAGCAGCGCGTGAACCTCGCGAACGCCATCGGGACGCTGCCTGAGGATCGCCGGGAAGCGACGTTCAGGGCGCTTGGCGCCGGCGGCGTCGAGGGCATGGCGATGGCGGCCGCGGCGTCGCTCATGCCGACCGCGCCCGACGTCGCACAGTCTGTCATGCGCGGCCAGGGGCTTCTCCGCGAGGACGCCAAGCGCTGGGCGCCCGAGGGCGAGCTCGGAGGCAAGTCGCAGTTTCAACAGAACCTCGACGCCGCCCTGCCGCCGACGATGTTCAGCATCCAGGACCGCGCGAACCCCGCGGGAGCCTATGAGACGATCCGGGCGATGGCGCGGGCGCGCTACGCCGACCTCGCCGCACAGAGCGGGCAGAGCGGCTACAGCCCCGATCGCGTGCGGCAGTCCGTCGCCGATGTCACCGGCGGCGTCGTGACGCATAACGGGAGCAGCATCATCGCGCCGCAGCGCGGCATGGACCAGCGCGGGTTCGATCGCACGATCGCCGGCGTGACCGATCCGATGCTCGCCGGCGTGACGTCGCCCAATGGGGAACCCGTGACAGCGGATTATTTGCGCAACAACGCGCAGCTTGAAAGTATAGGCAGCGGCCGCTACTTCGTCCGTCTTGGCAGTGACCCCGCGCGCCCCGTCTACGCCTACCAGGGCGCTGACAGCGAAGCGCCGACCAAGTTCGTGCTCGATTTGCGTCGCGTGCAACCGGCCGCTTCTTCTGGCAGCAATACTTGGGACAACTACAATTATCAGTAGGAGGCAAAATTGACGACGACGAACGCAAATAACCCCAGCAAGTTGCAGCAGCCCCCGACCTCGGCCTCCAAGGCGACGGCCGACACCCAGGCCGATGGGCTCGCGACCATCTGGTTTCGCCAGGGCGACGGGACCAACTTCACCGTCACGCCGGTCTACCTTCACCCGGTCGACGCCGCGCAGGCGCTCAAAAAGAGCCCGGGCGAATATTCGTCCGACGGCGTCACCTTCGCGACTTGGACCAGCGGCAACACGACGGCCCAGAAGGTCGGCGGCCGCGGGCGCCTGCTCGGGGTTCCCGGCGTAGCAGACTGACATGCTGCTCGATCTCTGGGCTGACAGCCTCGGCGATCCGTCGCCGCAGCCGGGTGAAGGTTCTCACCTTCCCGCCGGCTTCGGCGACACGTTCGACGCGGCTTGGCAGCGGGGCGAGCTGTTCTCGAATTCTGTCAGCGCCACGAACGCGCGCAACCAGGCGATCGCCGAGTTCTCGCAAAAGGTGCAAGCAGCCGGCGGCGACGTCGCGAGCGAATACGCGAACCGCCTGGCGCCCGGCCCCGATGGGGGCGTGATCGAACCCGATGGCCTCGACGTCGCGAACTCGGCGCTCGCCGCCGCCCGGACCAAGAGCCCGGCGGTCAACCTGCAGCCGATGACGTCGGACGACATCGACCGGCGGGCGCTCGAAATCCAGAAGGGCGCGGTCGCGAACTACGACGAGATGCAGGGGCGCGAAAAGACCTTCGGCGGCAAGGTCGGCTCCGTCGCCGGCTCGGCGCTGTCCGGCCTGAATGACCCCCTGAACCTGCCAGCGCTCGCCATCTCGCCCGAGGCCGAGGGCGGCTATCTCTCCTCGGCGCTCATCTGGGGCGGCTATGGCGTGGGCTCTCAGCGCGTGAACGAAGCGATCAACGCGCAACGCCGCCAGCAGATCGACCCGACCTATTCGCCCGGCGCCGAGATCGCCGAGGCCGGCATAGCCGGCGCTGGGCTTGGCGTGACCGTGCGCGGGCTTGGCGACCTGTGGACGAGGGTTGCGACCGGCGCGTGGCCGAGGTCTGTCAGGGACGCCGGCAACGCGGTGGCGAGCGAGGCGAACGTCCAGGCGTCGAATATCCTCCCCGGCGCAGAGGGCGAGGCCGCGCACCGCGATGCGCTCGGGCGCTCCCTCGATCAGATCATCAACGGCGATCCTGTTATGGCCGAGATCGGGCCGGCGTCGCGCGAGCTGATGGCGCGCCTGCATGCCGAGCGGCCTTTCGCCGTTCCCAAGGTCGACGGGGCTGAGCTCGCCCGCATCTCGGAAGAGGCCGGCCTCCGCGAGCGCCAGGCCGCCCTCGGCGACCAGCTTGCGGGCTTGCCGGAGGGTGATCGCGGCGCGGCCGAGACGCTTGCCCGCCTCGACGAGATCGACCGCCAGCGCGCAGCCGCGACGACTGCGGACGAGCGCCGGGCGCTGGGCGAGCGCCGCGACGAGCTGCTCACCGACACGACGCCTGAGGCGCTGCGCGCCGCCGCTGCGCCGCTTGAGCAGCGCCGGCTCGCCACGCGCGAGCTTGAGGAAATCAACGGCAGGCTCAACGAAATCGCGGTTCAGCGGGCGAAACTGTCGCCGGAGGAAATCACCGAGCCGCTGAACCTCGGCCAGACCTCGCGCGTCCCGCCCTCGCTGTTCGATATTCATCTCGGCCGGGTCGACAACACCGCGGAGATGCTGCGCCTCGCCGAGATGGAGCCCGCCGAAATGGGGGCCGCTTTCCGCAACGGCGTCGAGGGCAACGTCCGAAACCTGGCGTCTCTGACAGGTCACGACATGCCGCGCGAGGACGCCGCCGCACTGACAGATCGGCTGCTCGAAACGCAGGACGATTGGGAGCGGCGTGCGATCCTGAACGAGATCGTCGCGCGCCCGCGCACAATCCGAGAAACGCTCCCGGGCGCCGCCGAGATCGCCGCCGCGCGACGCGGCGAGCTCCCCGCAGAGCCGCCGCTGTCAGCGGACGCGGCGGCCGCGGCCGACCCGGCGGTCCTGCAAGACCCTGGCATGGCGAAGGCTCTGCAGGCGGACGCCGAGCGACTGCTCGACGCGCGCGCGGCGGCCGGACAGGACGTGCGCGTCCCCGCCGGCGTCGATGAGAACGGCGAGCCGGTCTATCGCTCGATCGCCGACATGATCGAGGACGCTAAGGCCGACGAGCGCGCCGCCGAGCAAATCGAGGCCTGCGTCAAGCCGATGAGCGAACAGCCCGAGGAAGCCTGATGTCCGTCGCCGATTGCCTCTCCCGCGCGGTCGTCGCCGGGACGGTGAAGCAGAAAGACGCCGACAGCGCCTTGCGCATGCACCAGCGCATGCAGCGCGAGTTCACGGCCGAGGCCGCGCCCGCCAGCGCCGACGCCGCCTCGGCGCTCGCCGCCGCAAGGGCGCTGCGCGCGCAGTCGGCCGCCAAGATCCGCAACGCGCAGGCGCAGGTCAGCGCCTTCCACAACGCCGAGCAGCGCCTCGCCGAGCATCCGATGGGCGCGCACGCCGGCCTCATGGGCATGATCACCCGCGATATGTGGCGCGACGCGACCGCCTTCCGCGACCTGCCCGACGCGAGCCTCGTGAAGCAGGGGCCGAACGTCGAGGGCAAGTATCGCTCGATCTCGCGCACGCTGTTCGGCAAGTTCAGCGCCGGCATGGAGCAGCTCAAGCCAGGCTTCCGCGGCTCGACCGACCGCCAGCTCAACGCCGTCGACAACATGATCCGCGAGCTCAAGGGCGTCGACACCGGCGACCAGATCGCCAAGGCGGCCGCCGGCGGGTTCAAGCAGGCGAGCGACTACGCCGTGCAGCGCGCCCAGGCGGCGGGCAAGATTTTCACGCCGTTGGAGGATTGGGCGACGCCGCAGTTCTGGCGTGACTGGCGGACCCGCGACATCGGCATGCCGACCTTCAAGGCCGACATCCTGCAGGAGATCCGGCGCGGCGGCTTGACCGTCTGGGATCGCGACACCGGCAAGCCTGTCACCGCGGCGCTGACAGATGACGTGCTGACACGCGCCTTCAAGGACATCACGGGGTCGGGCAACGGGGCGAGCGCGCCGTTCTCGAAAGACCAGCGCACCTTCGTCTTCTCCCAGAACAGCGCCGGCGCGGAGAGCTGGTTACGCCTGCAGAAGAAATACGGCCCGGGGACCAACATCATGCAGATGATGGTCGGGCACCTTGACCGCATGGCGCATCAGATCGGGCTGATGGAAACCTTCGGCCCAAGCTACGAAGCGAACTTCCGGGCGCTGCTCAAGCAGGCCGGCCGCGTGACAGAAATCCCGACCAGCGCCATCGGCAAGTGGAACCCGGCGCGCATGATCGCCGCCTTCATGGAGCACCCGAACGCCATCGAGGGCGCCTGGAAGGTGGCGACCGGGCAGGCGCACGCGACCCATGACAGCTTCATCGGCGGCCTGCTCGGGGCCCTGCGCAACATGAACGTCGCTTCGAGCCTCCGGCAGGCGGTGTTCTCCGTGCTCCCGACGGACAGCGTGACGCAGCTCCTCGCCGCTAACCATCTGGGAATGGACGGGATCGGCCACATGGCGCGCGTCTTCGGGGGCGGTGTCAGCAAGGAGGACGCGACGCACCTGGCGCTGCAGGGCCACAACGTCATGGATTTCGTGAACGGGATCCGCGACTACGACGACCACATCTCGATGATGCAGGCGACGGGCAAGTTCTCGTCGGGCGTCGTGCGGGCGACCGGGCTCGACGCCTGGGGCCAGGTCGGCAAGCGCACCTGGGCCGGCGACATGCTGAACCTGTTCGCCAGTCAGAGCGGCAAGGATTGGGCGGCGCTCGGCCAGGCGAGCCCGAAGTTCCGCGACTTCCTGTCAGCCTACGGCTTCACCCCGGCGGAGTGGGACACGCTGCGCACGGGGGCGATGATGGATCTCCGCGGCGCGCGCTATCTCGATCCGACGGCGCTGCAGACGGCCGACCGCGGGCTTTACGAGCGCGTCATGAACGCGATCGACGAGCAGGGCGCGTTCGCGATGCACCAGCCCGATTTCCGGTTGCGCGGGATCGAGACGGGCGCGGCGTTCGGCGCGAGCCCGGGTCTGGCGATGGACTTCTGGCGATCGTTCATGCAGTTCAAGACCTTCGCGCTCAGCCGCATGACCACACAGATGATGCGCGTCTTCACCGACGGCGATCCCGCCAAGCGCATCCTGCGCGGCCTCGCCTTCACGACGCTGTCAACCGCCGCCGGCGCCGCGACCCTGCAGGCGCTCAACGTGATCAACGGCAAGGATCCCGAGCGCATGGACGCGCCGGGGTTCTGGGCGAGGGCGATGACCAAGGGCGGCGCGGCCGGCTACTACGGCGAGCTCCTCGACGCGGCGCTGCGCGGCGATCGCAGCTCCAGCGACATCGTCGCGGCCTTCGGCGGCCCGACGGTGAGCATGATGGCGGACCTGACCAAGTTCGGCGTCGCGCCGATCCGTGAGGAATTCAGCGACACGCAGAACGTCAGGACCGGGACGAAAGGGCGCGAGGCGATCAACGTCCTGCGCCGCTGGACGCCCTCGACCTGGTGGTCGCGGCTCGCGGTCGATCGGCTGTTCTGGGATAAGCTGCAGACCCTCGTCGACCCCGACTATCGCGCGAGCTGGGATCGGATCGAGCAGCGCCAGCAGAAGAATTTCGGCGGCGGCTTCTGGTGGGGGCCCGGCGAAAGCGCGCCGACGCGCCTGCCGCAATACGGAGGCTCGCCATGATCCTGACGCGTCTGTCAGATTTCCACGTCTTCACGCCGCTGGGCAAGGCGATTTGCGTCGGCGTGTTCGCGGACGCCGAGGATCCGGAATGGGTGACGTGGATCACCGCGACCGGCGAGCCCTGGTGGTGGACGGGCCGCCACATTCGCCGCGCGCCGAACATCACGAACGCGCTGCCAGGCGTGAGCGGCTTCCCGCCCCTCAACCCCGAAACCTGGGGTCATATCGTGCGCTATAAGACGAAGGGCTATCTGCCGATGGACTTCGACCCCGCCGACCCCTCGACCTGGCGCTAAGTATTCATCGCCTCGGGCTGAAATATTCGTACAGCAAACAGACCGCGACGATCGTGATCGTCGCCAGCGTCAACTCGCCAAGCCCGTAGATGACCTCGTGATACGGCGTGAAGATGAGCAGAAGCACAAGGCCCGGCAGGCCGAGCAGCCCGATCATCGCCAGCATCGCCCTCACGCCGCCCCTCCCCCGCGATCGCGCGCGCTGGCAACATCGAAGGGCGGCCCGGACCTGTCAACTGCTGCACAGGGTGCGTTGAGGGCCCGTCACGCGCGCGCAACTTGCGCGCATGGCGATCCTCCCGAACGTCCCCCCTATTCTCGACGAGGACCGCTACATTTGGTCCGCGCCGGGGACGGCGACGTCGACCATGAACGTGACCTTCCCCGTCTTTGGGGCGCAGGAAGATCTCGCCGTCTTCGTGAATTTCTCGCCCGTCCCGTCGAACGAATGGACGTTCACGTCGCTTTCCGGGACGCCCCTGAGCCAGCTCCCGCTTCCGATCACCGACGGCGTCGTGACCTTCAACACGCCGGTCGCCGCCGGGAGCGTCATCGTCATCATCGGCAACTGGCAGGCCCGCCAGCTCATCCAGCCGAGCGCGCCCGGTATCGCCCGACGGGAGTTCAACCAGGCGATCTCGACCCTCATCGCCGCGCAGCGCGAGGTTTCTCGCCTCGCCCGCCTGGCGCTGCAGTTCTACCAGACCGACCTCGGCGGCGACGGGTTCTATAACGCCGGCGGCCTGGCGATCTCCAACGTCAAGGATCCCGTCCAGAACGAAGACGCGGTGAACCTTGAGACGCTGGTCACGGCGATCAACAACGCCGTCAGCAGCTTCGCGTCGAGCTCGGCCGCCTCGCAGCTCGCCTATGTCGCGCTGACAGGCGACGGGACGACGACGACCTTCTCGATCGCGACCCTCGGCGCGTCGATCAGCCTGAACCCGCTCGCCTACTTCGTCACCGCGAACGAGCTCTTGCTCGACCCCACGCTCTACAGCTTCGACACCCTCGCGCAGACGATCACCTTCACGCAGGCGCCGGCGAGCGGCGCGGACATCATCGTCCGGCTCATCGCCGCGCGCGCCACGCAGGCGATCGCCAACCCCGGCGAGCTATGGCTTAAGGGCGACTTCGACGCCGCCGGCGACAATCTGACCGACGACACGACGGCGGTGCTCGCCTGGGTCGCCGCCGGCATGAGCACGGGGAAGCGCCTGCGCGCGGAGCCAGGCGTCTACATCATCTCCGGCTCGCAGTGGGTCATCGACCTTGCCTCGCTGACCGCCTCCGGCGGCGCGATGGCGACGCCCGGCGTGCAGGGGACGCCACAGCAGACGGGCCTATGGATCGAGGGCTCCGGCAAGAGCATGACCGTGTTCGACGTCTCGGCCTGCACGAGCACGCACACGCAATTCTTGCTGACAGATACGAGCGCCGGCGGCAATGTTACCGACAGCTTCTACGTCTACCTGATGGGCTTCAAGATCCAGGGTAACAACCCTGGTGGCCGCGCGGCGACCTTCGGACCGGACGAGAGCCCGCCCAACGGCTTCAACTTCCCGCACGCCATCAACGATCTCAACACCGACATAATCGTCGAGAACAAGTCTGGCGCGGCCAACAGCGTCGGCCTGCGCATGAACCAGTTGGTTACGTGCTTCTTCGCTGGCCTCGAAGTCAATCTGCCCGCCCCGACCATCGCATCGCCGGGACCGACCTACGGTATCGAGATGGCGGCGGTCACGATGTCTTGCGGGCGCATCATCGTCGGCGGCTGCAATTACGCGATCCACTACCTCAACGGCTATTCGTTCGCGAACAAGTTCTACGGCTGCGATATCGAGATCGTCCAGCAGGCGTTCCTGTTCGACAGCCCCTATGGCGGCGCGGCTGACGAGTGGCACGGGCAATTCGTCTGGGGCGCGCTCACGGCGAATGTCGCGACCACCTGCCAGGACGGCACGACGTCGTTCGCCGTCGCGAACTCCCTCTCCAACTATATTTCGATCAGCGGCAACCTCGGCTCGGCGGCCGCGCCTATCATCACCGGCGCCGACGCGCAGCAGGTCTTGATCGAGCGCGGGCATGGGCAATTCGAGTTCTACGGCGGCCGCCCGCTCGTCGTGCAGACGAACGACGCTTCGGTCGCCGCGATCCAGATCACGCAGGGGTCCGTCAGCCCGAACACGACGAACCTCTCGCAGAGCGGGGCGAACTTCTACATCAACAATCTCGCGGGCGGGAACATCGTCGTCGAGCAGCCGGTGCAGTTTTCGGACGGCACGCTCAAGAAAAGCGGCGACCAGGTCGCGCTTATTTCGCAGCCCTCCGTCCCGAGCAGCGGCACGGACTGGCAGAACACGAACAATTTCCCGCTGCATGTGACGCTGTGGGCCGGCAATATCACGGTTGTCACCGTGAAAGACACGCTCGGCGGGTCGATGAATTGGAACCCGCAAGTCACCGGCGAGCAGGTGCCGTTCGTCCTGCCGCCAGGCTGGAAATACAACGTCACCTATTCTTCCGCCCCCTCGATCAGGGTCATTCCATTTTGAGCCTGCAGCCCTTTACGCAGCCGACCGGATTGGAGCGCATCGCCGCGCTAGAGACGGAGATGCGCGCCGTGCAGGAACACCTGCGCGAGATGAAGGACACGCTCAAGGCGATGGAAAGCCTGCTCCTGCAGGGGCGCGGCGCTGTGCGGATCGCCCATTGGCTGATCGGCGCGGCCGGCGTCTTCGGGGCCGGCTGGGCGGGTCACGCGTCAATCGCCGCTTTCCTCAAATGGGCGGGCTCGTGAAACGCTTTTGCAATAAGCGTGCAATATCAGATTGCACGCTAAAGCGTGTCGAACGGCCGCCAACGATTTCAAGGCCTAAGGCTTAACGCATCGTTAAGATCAAGGCTATTTTTCGTCAACGATTTCAGGCTCCGCGTTCGCTGCGTTCGCCCGCGTTCGCTTCGGCGTTGCCGACACGTTCTTGCGATTGACGAGGCGCTCATTTCTCACTCCTCAGTTTCGCCCGCAGCTCGACCACACGCCCGCTCGCGGCGAGGCGGTCGCGCGCATAAACCTGCTCGTTGACGCGCTTGCTGTGGCCCGCCAGCTTCGCGCGATCCTCCGCGCTGGCGCCGGCGATCTGCGCTTCTGTCACGCCGCCGGCGCGCAAGTCGCGGTTCCACATTCCATCGGGGAGCCCGGCGCCCTTGCGCACGCGCCGCCAAAGCCGATCGAAGGCGTTCTTGGGATACGGCGCGCCCTCGAACGTGACCAGCGGCCCGACGCGTTCGGCTCCGGGGATCTGCGCCAGCTCCGCCATGACCATCTGACAGCCTGACAGATCGACGTGGATCGTCGCGCCGGTCGAGCCCTCCGTCTTGGTCGGCTTGATCTTGAGAACGCCGCGTTCGTCGATCGCCGCCCAGGTCGGCCCGATCCACTTCAAGCGCCCGCGAATGACCGCCGACGGCCTCGGGTCGTCGAGCGGAACCCATTGGCCGATGATATCCCATTGCCGGGCCATCGTCTCGAATTGCAGCGCGTAGGCGAGAGCGGCGCGGGGATGGCCGAGGCGGTGCGCGGCCGCGCGCGCCAGTTCGACCTCATCCGCCGTGGGCGCGACGTCGCGCGCCTTTGGGCCTGGCAGGCGCAGCTCGCGCGCAACGGCGACGATATGCTCGCACTCTCGAATGCCCGCGACGAGCCCGAAGGAAAAGACCGCCTTGAGGACCGAGATCCCCATTTCCGCCGCGCCGAGCTTCTCGCGGCCGCCGGCGGCGTCGGGCGCGCGCATGTCCTTGTGCCACGCCCGGAGGTCCAAGCCTGTCAGGCGCTCGATTTTGGCCCGCCCATAGACCTCGTGGATGCGACGGAGATAGACATCGTAGGGAATGCGGCTCGACGGCTTGAGCCGCTGGTAGCCGCTTTCCTCGTGCGTCTGGTAGATCCTGATCAGCGAGCCCAGCGTCCCGTCGTAGGCATCCTGGGGTCGGCCGCCGACCCAGGCCTTCATTTCGGCCTGCAGCGCGTGGCAGCGCGCGACGATCTCGCGGTCCGTCAGGCCCGTCAGGTTCACGGTCTTGACGGGGTAGCCACGCATGGCCGCTTCGTTGCTCGCGATCCAGACCGGGATCCGCGCGCCGCTCGCGCGCGAGCGCCACCTTAGGCCGGGCGCCTCGATGTTTCGCCCCATGACTTACTCCCCAACAAAGAACCAGAACGATCGGCTTCAAACTTCTCGATGAAGGCGATGACCGCCGGCACATAGTAGCCGTCCATGAAGGCGTTCGGCTTCGGGAAGCCGGCGGCGGAGAACAGGCTCCGCAAGTTCGACTGCCCGTGCGTGCTGGCGGTGATCGCGCCCATAATCTGCCCCTTCGTCGCGTAGAGAGGCAAGCTGTCGATGAGGAGAGGCAGCGGGCGGCGGGGCATTCCTTGTCCTAATCTGGCAGGAAAACGCCGACGCAGCCGGCCAGGACCATCGCCAAGAAAAGCTCAATCCCTTGCGCCGCACCAGCGTGTATCGCGAGGGCGTTGGCGCACATGAAAAGAGCAAAGCACAGCATGTATTCGAAAACTCTGTGCATGTCAGCGTCCCCCGCGCCAGTCGCGCAAATCATGCCAAGCATCTGCGACAACCTCGGAAAGGATCCTGCAGAGCAGGATCGTAAGGATTAAAATGGACGCCAGGCCGCAAATCGCGAGGCAAAGTATGACCAAGCCCCAAACGATCGCCTGAAATACCTCGATCACTGCCGCCGCTCCCCCGCGGCCGCCAGCCGCCGCCCTTCTTCGACGAAGGCCTGGCGCTGCGCGATGATGACAGCCTGGCGCATGCCGAGCGCCGCGGCCTCTTGCGTCGCCTCCGGCCGCTCGTGAAGCTGTTTCCCCGCCTCCGCGATCACGCGGCCGGCGGTGACGAACGCCAGCATCCGCGCCATGAAGTGCGGGCTCGGGCCGGCGAGCGCCATTCCCTCGCGCCACAGCGCCTCGGCGAAGCGCGCGGACAGCGCTTCCATCGCCTTGAACTCCTCCGGCGTCGGCATAGGGCCGCCCGCCGCGGCGCGCTGCGCCGCCTTGATCTTCGCCTCGCCCATGTCAGCTCGCTCCCTCTTCCGACGCGATCTCGGCGTCGGCCTTGAACGCGATGTCCTTCCACTCGGCCAGCTTGTTCGCGCCGCCGGCGGCGTGCTTCTCTGAGGCGCTCAGCCTGCCCCAGAACGATCGCAGCGTGTCAGAGCCGCGCGAGGCGGCCTCGAAGCCTTCGGTCAGGAGATCGCGGCCCATAGGCGACGCCGGCGCGGCGTCGCTCAGCGACAAGTTCGCCGCCCACGCGCCGAGGCGCTGGCCGTGCTCCGGCGCCAGCCGATCGCCGTCCTTGAAGATGGCCTGATGCGCGCCTTCCATCTTCCAGGTCGCGGGGTCTGACAGATCGATGTAGCCCTTGCGCGCGGGGTCGAGCCGGAAGGCGACCGTCATCTCGAAAGGGAAATCCTTGTTCGTGAGGCTCTTGTAGATCTTTTGCGGCTTCCCGCCCGCTTCCGCAGGCTTGACGCTCTCTTCGCCGCGGATCGCGAAGATGATCGGGATCCTGCGCTGCAGGAAGCTGTTGACCATCGCTTTGTGCGCGCTCTTGGGCCTGATCCAGGCCGCCATCTTCACGCGCTCGCGCTTGGCGTAGTCGTCGCCCGCCATGCGTGACAGCTCTTCTTCGTGCCATGACAGCACGCCGCCGATCCCGACCCATTCCTGACTGAAGCTGTCAATCAGCAAACACGCGTAGCCTTCCTGCTCCGCGGTCTGCGCGAGCTCACTGAACCGATCGGGCCTGAACGGCGGCCCGATGACGAGGGCCTCGAATTTGAACTGCTCTTTCAGGTGCAGCGTGCGACCGCCCTCGGTGTCGACGACGGCGATCTTCCCGCCCGGCCCCGCGATCCCGCGGGCGAGCGCCAGCGCACTGTAGGTCTTGCCGGAGTTCGCTGTGCCTGTCAGCGCGACGAACACGCCGATGCGATCGCGGATCTCGTTGGCGGGGCGGAATGTTGTCACTTCCTTAGCTCCAAATAATATAACCACAGCGGACCACACCTTACCTCACGCGACCCGGCCATACCGGACCATACCGCGGCGAACCGCTGCGAACCCTACCGCGGCGAGGCAGAGGAAACTAAGGCAGTCGTGCCGCAAACGACACGATCCCGAACCGCCCGTAGGTCGGCCTGAAGTCGCCTAGACCTACAAGCTTGCCGGCGCTCTCGATCGTTTCTCGCAGATCGTTCGCGTCTATGTACTCAGGAAGATTGACGAGAAAATCGAACGTCAGTTTCCAGCCCTTGGTCATGGCCGGTCGAACGCGGGTGACGCCGGCGCGCTGGACTGTCACCCTTCGGCGGTCTTCGTAATCCCACTTCTCTTTGCCGAAACTCGCAAGTGGCGTAAGCGCGATAACCCCGGCCTTGTAGAGGTCCATCGCACTTTTGCGTGGAGAGCGCGGGTCTTGCTTGAACTTCGCCGCGTTGATGATCGATTGCCGAAGATACTCGCCAGGCAATGCGATTTGACCCCTCTCGTCTCGATAGACGAAGGTCTCGACATTGTCCGTCTTCTTTTCCGCGGAGCCCTTTTTCGCGGCCGCCTTGGCGGCGACGGCTTCGTTGTTCCAGCGATGAAACAAGATGTCCGCGCTCCCCTCGATCGTGACCGAAACCACATATGGGATACCAGCTTCAACCGCATCCCTCGCCCCATTGGTGACTTGTTCGCTCTTCACATGCTTTGTCATTCTCTCATCCCCTTGCTAAGACCAAATTAGTTGCCATACCTCGCCAGACCGAGGCGGCCCGTGCCGCGCCTGACCATTGCTCACCGAACCACACCGTACCCGACCTCGCCAAGCCATGCCGCACCGAGGCGGGCCTCATCAAATACTCGCCGCAGCACGATTATTTGATGAAGCTCGCCATGCCCGACCTTACCTCGGCCTACCGGACCCCCACCTGCCGAACCTCATCAAATAATCCGTGAAGCTTATTTGATGAGGCGCGCCACACCCGACCATACCTGACCTGACCTCACCCAGGCCAGCCCCTCCTCAAACTCAGTAACTCACCCCCTCAAGCAGCGGGTCGTCCTGCTCGCGCTGTTCCCACGAGCCGACGTGCCAGGGCGGCAGGTCGGCGCGTATGGGCGTGTCGGGATAGCCGGGCCATTCGTTGGACTTCAGGCAACGCCGCCACAGCTCGATCGCGGCGCTCACCTGGCGGCGGCCGATCTCGAAAGCCGCGCCTGTCAGCTCGACGATGCTCGCCTCGTAGGGCGGCTCGGTTTCGGCGAACGCGAAGCGGAACGTCGGCATGGCGTCTGGCGCGAGGCGCAGGCTCGCCAGCGAGTAGAAGGCGGCCTGGATCTCATAGCCCATATTCGCGATCGTCTTCCCGACGCCGAGCGGCGAGATATCCTGGCCGCTGGTCTTCAGGTCGTCAATCAAGGCGAGGCCGCCGGCGAGCTGGTAGCTGTCCATCATCGCGCGACACCACACATCGCCTTCCTGCCAGATGGCGACGAGCTCGGGCCTGCCAGTGAACATGCGCGGCGCGGCGCGCTGCACACGCGTTCTGACATGCTCGGCGATAAGATCGGCCTCGTCGAATTTCTTCGCCAGGATAGGCAGGCGGCCGGAGGCGAGCGCCAGGTCGCGCGCGCGCTGCGCGTCTTTCGAGCGATAGTCCTCGGCGTCGATGACCTTGATCCGCGCGCCGGCGCCGAGCACGAGCTTATGCACGACGGAGCCGAACAGCATGGCGGGCGTCGGATCGTCCGGGATCTGCGCGCAGAGGCGCGGATGGGCGGCCCAGGCGTGCTTGGGCGTCTGCCGCAAGAGCTTTTTCGCGATGCTGGCGGACAGCGACGGTATCGGACACGGGTCGGCGTGATATTCCGCCGCGGTCATCTCATAGAAGCCGGGAGCGCCCACCGGGGGCGTGAGCACGATCACAGCACGCCCTCGGCGCGCAGCTTATCGATCTCGCAGGCCTCGACCGCGGCGTCGATCGCGCGCTGCAAGGCCTCGACGCTGTTGCGCGTCCGGGCCTCGATCAGCAGCAGCGTCATCTGAAGATAGGCAAGCTTGCGCGGCGCGTCGGGCTCGCGATCCCTGACGAGCTCCCACGCCTCAACCTGCCCCTGCAGGACCGCGATGAGCTCGCCCGTGTCACCTATCTTCCGGCAAGCGGGGAGGATGAATTCGCGAAAATACCGCTCCGCTTCGCCTTCTCGCATTTGCGTGCGCCTTGCTTCGTGTTCCGATAGCAAGGAATACACGCTTTTGCGATAGACGTCAATCGTAAATGCGTGTTGACCCTGTGACGCGCATTTATCGCCCCGGGTAGAGCGCTGAGACGACGTAGGCGCGCTGACCGGCGTGTTTCAGGATCGTTTCTTCCGCGGGCTCGCGGCCGTAGCGGCGGACGATCCACTTGTCCGGCGTCTCGTCGACATATTCGCGCAGGATGAGCTCGCCGGCGCGCAGAAGCGCGACGCCGCTCCCGGGCTGCGGCACTCCGGCGGGATTGAGGATCAGCGTATCGCCGGGCCGGTAGACCGGCGTCATGGCGTTGTCGCGGACGATAATGCCGATGACGCCGGAGACTTCGTCCAGCGACGCGGGGACGCGCGCGTAAGCGTGGGCGTGCTCGGCGACCTTGACCGAGCCGTCCGGCTCGATCATCGTCGAGAAAACCGTCGTTTCGCTCTTCGCAGAGCTATGGCGAAACTTCGCGCCCGGCAACCGCGTAGGGGTATGACGCCGACCGCCAAGTCTCCCCTTTTCCAGGGCTTCGAGGGCTCTGACGATCTCTTTAAAGGCGGCCGATCTCGGGTAGGCGCCGCTCTTTGTCGGTTTGATGAGCCGGTACAGCTTTTGCGGATCCTGCCCGATTTCAATCGCAAAGCTGTACGGCGTGAGACCAAGCTCCCTAATCCGCGCGTCGAACCCGTGGGGGTCGTCCGGGGCCAGGGTAGTCGCCGGCCTGAGGGCTGGCACGAAGCCGGTTCCGTCATCGCCATTGTTGTCGGTCATAACACACCCTCCTGTTAACATCGAACGCGGGTATATGCAGAATTTGTGACACCCTTGCACGCGAAAGCCATTATTTCGTATGCGATTTTCGGAAATGATTAACACTCTTTTGCGTGCTGTTCAAGTGTCTTGACCAACACGCTAAAGCGTGTAAGAATTTATCGCCAAAGCATCAATCGCCGGTAATCTGGGATGACAGATCCTCAAGCATCTTCTGACGAGCTGCCAGAGTGGAAACAAGCGCTTGCGCGAGCCGCGGAGCTCGTCGGCGGCTGGGCGGCGCTTGAGCGGCTATGCGGATTTTCGCGCAATTATTTTCATCGCGTGATGCGCAAATACAAAGAGCCGACGCTGCAAATCGCGATGCGTGTCTCGGCCGCCACAGGGCGCAAGATCGGCGTGCAGGAGATCGCGCCAGAATTCGCGAAAGAGGTTTGGCGCGAAGGCCGCGCTAGGCGGCGGCGTAGGCGCCGAGAGCGGGGGCGGGAGCAGCAGGAAGAGGCGGCCTAGCCTTGGGCCGGTCCCTGAAAGCACAGCTCCCGCCCCCGTGGAGCCTTCTCAGTCCCGTGGAGACGGTGCAGCTTTGGTTCGACCGGCCGCCCGGCGTGAATGGGCTCTACGCGAACAAGCCTGGCAAGGGACGCATAAAGACATCTGCATATCGCGAGTGGCGCGAAAGCGCGGCGAAACAGATCGCCCTGCAGCGTCCCGGCGGCGTGCGCGGTCCCTTCGCCTTTTGGCTGTCATCTGAGCGCTCGACGCGCGGCGCTGATCTCGACGGGATCATCAAGCCGACGCTCGACATGCTCGCGCTCTGCGGCGTGATCCAGAACGACAATCTGACGCAATCGATCGAGGTTCGCTGGCACGGCCGCGGCACGGAGATGCGCGTGCGCGTGACGTCGACAAGGGAGGTCTGGGATGACGAGCTTGCGAGCGCCGGGCTTCCGGGATCCGAGGCTGACCAAGGGTCATTCGCCGGAGATGAGCGAGAGGATCAGCAATTCGTTCCCAGGCATGGCCTCGTGGGGCCTGGCCGACGCGAAGCACACGTGCCGCGAATGCAAATTCTGGGGCGTTAAGAGCTTCCGTTACGATCACCACGGCCAGCTTGAGCCGAAGCGCTGTCAGCGTTTCGCGCAGCTTAGCTCCGGCGTTCAAGGCCCGGCGGTCCCTCATCAGGCGAAGGCCTGCACGTTTTTCGAGTTGAGGAGCGGCCAGCCGCCCGAAATCTGGAGCGCGCGCATCGAGCGTCGCCACGAAGGCGCGGCGACGCTCGATGTCAAATAAGCTCCCGCCGACGAAGTTCGCGACGCTCGGCGAGACGCTGCTGCGGCTCTATGAGCGCGACCCGCGCGCAGCGCTGAAGCGCGAATACCGGCTGAACGACGCGCAGGCCGACTATATCCACGGCGCGCTGCGCCAGGCGGCGACGGTGCTGAAAGAGGCGGCCGCGAAGGAAGCTGTCATCCGGGCGCTCATCGAGGACACGGATGAGTGATGCGCGGCGAGCCGATCCATCATCCCCGGCGGGTCGGCCGCCATGTCTCGGGCGCCCTCGACCTACTCGCCGAGATCGGCGCGCGCGATGTGCGCGTCTGGAAGACGAAGCACGTCGTCATCGCGTTCAACGTCGCCGGCGCCGAGCACGAGCTCCGCATGGCCTGCACGCCGAGGGACGAAGACAACGCGCTGAACGTGTTCCGGCAAGACTTGTTCCGGTTGGCGCTGCAGGTGCGCGGGTGAGCGTGACAGCGGCGATACGCGAGCTCCTCGCGCGGGGCTTCTCGATCGAGCAGGCGCTCGACGCCGCCGAGGCCTTCGAGCGCAACGCGATCCCGATGAAGACCGCCCGCCAAGAGCGCAACGCGCGCTACTACCAGGCGCGGAAAGAGCGTCTTAAAGCGTCTGAAACGTCTGAAAGCGTCTTAAACAAGACGCTTGGTTCGCCTCCCCCTGAAAAAGAAATCCCTCCCCCCGCTCCCCCCTCTAAAGAAAAACAAACCCTCTCCACTCCCACTCAAAAATCCGCGCGCGCGACGCGCTTACCCGACGATTGGAAGCCATCTGAAGCCGATCGCCAGTTCGCTCGCGATCGGCTTCCCTCGTCGGCGGCCTGTCACGACGAGCTCGGCAAGTTCTGCGACTTCTGGCGCGCCAAGGCCGGCGCCGACGCGGCGAAGCTCGACTGGTCGGCGACCTGGCGCAATTGGGTGCGCCGCGCCGCCGAGCAACTGCCGCGCGGGCCGCCCGCCGCGCGTGATGGCCCGCTTTCCCCCCGAATGGCAGCGCTGAAGGAGATGCACGATGAATATCACGCCCACAGTCCCACAGACCCCGACACTGCCGGCGCGAGCCCCGCCGCCCCTGCACTACGCTCTGACGATGAGCTTGAACGCTGGCTTAGAGGCGCTCGCTGATGGGCGCCTGCACCGCGGCGTCGTCGGCTCCGGCGTCGTGACGGCGCTCAGCCGGCGGCGCGTCGAGCTCGAGCAGGCGCTCGCCGTCGCGCCGGCGGATTTCGTCATGCGCTCGCTCGCCAGCCTCGGCGGCATGCCCTCGCAGACGGTCGCAAGCCGCGAGGAAGCAGCCGCGCTCATGCGCCAGGACATGCAAGACCTGTTCGGCGTGACAGCTTGGGCGCTGACAGATGTTTGCGCGGCGTTCCGGAAGGGCGCGCTCGGCGACGGTTGGCGGCCCTCCGTCGCGAAGCTGCTCGCCGAGATCCGCAAGCGCGAAGCGCCTCATCGCCATGAGCTCGCGCAGATAGCGAAGCTGCTCGACGCGCCCGCGCTGACAGCCGAGCCGCCGAAGATGGCGACGCACGAGCAGGTCAAGAGCCTGCAGGACGGGCTCGCGAAGCTCGCGGCGGGAGAAACGAGATGAAGACGATGATCGTGGTGGCCCTCATTCTGACGGCGCAGGCGGCGCGGCCGCCGACGGACTTTTGCCGGACAGGCTGTCCCGAAGGCGCTAACTCCTGCGTCGACTATATGGAGATCCTCATCGTGGGCGGCCTCGACAAGTGCAGAGCCCCTCCTGGCGCCTGGCGCAAAATCGTCTGTCGATATGGGGAAATCGTCGAGCGCGAGGCTTGCCAGAAGCCATGAACGAAGGCGGGGAGATCGCGAGGGTCGCGAGCTATGAGGGGCTGCGGCGGGCGCTCGCGGCGCGCCGGCGGGCGCTCGGCCTCACGCAGGAAGCGCTCAACGAGCTCGCGGGATTGCACGGCGGCTATGTGAATAAGCTCGAAGTCGGGATCCGCAAATTCGGCGACATGTCGCTCGACGCGGTCCTGGGTGCGCTTGACCTCGAAATCGTGTTGATGCGCGCTGTCAGCACGCATCCCGGAAATCCTGAGCAGGCTCTAGGCGGAGAAGCGGGTTCGTCGAAAAAAAATGCGCGGACGCGGCAACAGAAAGGCGGTCACGCCCTGGCCGACAAGATGACCCCCGCGGCGCGCTCCGCGTCGGCGTTGCGCGCGGCCCGTGCGCGGTGGAAACGCCACTTCAAGGGGCGGCGTCGGGAGGCTCGGCCGAAAGGCGGCGCAGACGCGTGAATTCGACGTGCGCGCGCAGTTGTGCTATGCTGGTGAACAGCCGTTTCCATAGGGATCCATCCTTTGGTTCGGTTAGCGCCGCTGGCGAGTTCTCACCTCGCCGGCGGCGCGATCTTCCGGCGTCCCAAGGACAGCCCGGGCAGGCCTTAAGGCCGGGGTTATCCCAGGTCTTGGCCGAGGCCTCAAGCGCCGCCGCGCGAGCAATCATTTCTACAGAGATCCGCGCGGCGATCGGGCGTAGCGCCCGGCGGCGCGAAGCGGCGGCCTTGAGCTCGAAAGCCTCGGCCGCTGTCAGTTCAATCAACATCGATGCGCCATCCCTCTGCGACGTTCTGTTCGGGATCAACCTCGAAGCTCTTGTAGGGTTCTGTCTCGCGCTGGCAGACCGGGCAGCGATCGTTGCATTGATGCTGCCAGTAGTCGCGCCACTCGCGCCCGCCGCAGGCCTCGCAGCGGTAGAAGTTCTCGAAAAGGGGATCTGTCATGCAAGCCCCCCTCACGCCGCATCGTCGAGATTGACAGCGCCGTGCTCGGCGATCTTGCCTTCGACCCATTTGATGGGATCAGCGAGGAGCGGGTCTTGCAGGTGCAAGCCCGGGATGCATAGCGTCTCGCTGACGTGCGAGAAGGCGGGCGCGCAAACCGCCTCCATTTGCTCGCGCGTGAGGGCGGCCGTCCCGTAAGGCCATTGGCCTTTGTAGCCGTGAAAGTGGTGCGCATGATCGTAAAGCACGCGCCGGGGGAACGCGGCGTGCGTCAGCGCGAACGCCGCGCGGGCGAGATCCAGGGGCGTCGTTTCGATACGCGCCGCGATCGTGACGCAATTCTGGTAATTGTCAGCGTCGAGCATGGCGCACACCCATAGCTCGATCGGGCGCCGCGCTGACAGGGCGCGCACGAGGGCGAGAATAGCCGCGCCGCGCGTCGCGATTTGCGCCGCGCTGAGGGCCGCCGACGTCGTCAGGTCGGCGATGATAGCGAGCGGCGCGGCGGCGCTTTCCTCGCGCTTGCGCCGGCGCATGTTGAGGGGATGGCCGGCGATGAAGGCGGGAACATTCGGCAGCGCGCCGCAGACGTCATCGGCGAGCCTGGCGCGCGACGTCGGCATTTCGACCTGTTCCATGCGCGCCAGAAGCTTGTCGCTCGGCTCGACAAGCGACAGGTCGCCGTAGCGTGTGCGCTCGCGCGCCTCATCGGCGCTGAGATAACCGACCCAAGCATCGGCTCGCGGACGGCGACAAGGGATCTGCGCGTAGTGTTCCGCGAGCTCGCCCATGCCGTCGAACAGCATGAAGTGATCGGTCGAGCGGCGATGGATCTTGGCCCGGATGATGTCGGGGCTAGAGAGAGAGAGACGGCGCATCGGTCAGCCCTCCCCGACCATGCGGCGCTGTTCGGCCGTGAGATTGGCGAGATAGGTGAGCTCGGCCGCCTCGGCCTCGCTCGCCCCGTTGGCGATCAGCGCCGCGCCGGCGATCGAGGCGCGGGGATCGATGAGAACTTTGAGGCCGGCCGAGCGCGCCATGGCGCGAGCGCGCTGAACGCGCTTCGCGAAAGCCTCATTGCCCGAGATATTGCGCTCAAGCGGCTCATCATAGTCCCATGCGAGCCTGACAGGAAAGCGTGACAGGAACGCCGCGTCGATCTTGGATCTGCCAACATACTCCGCAGTCGCGCCCAAGCCCCAAGTGTTCGCAGTCCCAATGATATAGCTGTCAACGTGTCGCTTGACCTGGCCGTCGGGGAACGTCGCTGTCCCGTTGGCGAGCGCGGCGTTGAGCGCGAGCAACGCCGAGTTGTCGCTCCCGTCGACTTCGTCAAACAGGTACACGCCGCCGTGTTCGTAGGCCTCGCGGAACGGCGTGCGATGATATTTGCCGGCCGCATCGATGAAGCCCAAGAGCTCATGCGGCATGCTGAGGGCGCCGTTGTAATGCCAGGCGACGCCGATCGCCTTCGCCGCCATCTTGGCCGCATGCGTCTTGCCAGACCCCGCGGGCCCGGCGATCCATACGTTCGGGGCGTAGCCGTCCGCCTGGCGCGAGCCGAGCGCGCGAAGCAGGGTCGCGAACTTGGGATGATGATGACCCTCGATTTGAGCGATGGTGTCGCCTCGCTGCAGCTTGACGACGATGGCGGGCGCTTCGCGGTTCTCGATCGCCGAGACGCGCCCCATGAGCGCCTTTGTCGTGGTCGCCCATTCCAGGAATGCGGGGTCGACGCGCTCCTCGACAAATTGGCCGACAATCGCCGTGACAGCGGCCGCATCCATCGTCGCCTTGGGCGCTAGGCCTGCGATGAGGCTGAGAAGCTGTGTAGCGGCTTCCTGCGGGACGGGAGCGGCGGGGGCGGCCGTGGGCGGGGGCGGCCGCTGGTAGGCGATCCCAGCGGGTGCGGGAGGGGCTTGCGGGGCTTGGGGCGACGCGAACAGATGCGCGATGCGCTCGCAGCCGAACGTCGACCAGCGTGCGCCCTTGTAATCCCAAATCGCGGCCGGCTCGCCGTCGATCGTGAAGTCCCATTTCATCGTGACCTTGACGTCGTCATCGTCGTCTTGCTCGGGCAGGGCAGGATCGAACCCGAGCACGGCGATGATTTGCGAGGGCTGAATGTCGCGGGGGAGCTCGCCGTTTTTCCACGTCGAGACGAATTCGGTTCGGCGGGCGATGACAGGCGCAGCTTTCGAGCCGCGCTTTTTCGGCGGCGGGGGCGGCTCGTCTTGCGCGCCGGCGGCGATCGTCGCGGCGATATCGATCCCGAGCGCGTCGCAGCAATCGAAGATCGCGTCGCGCGCTGTCAGGTCTGACAGATCGACGTCGCGCTCAAGGGCGTAGGCGCGCCAGCCCGGGCTTCTGCGGATCGCGGCGCGGATGAGGGCGCGGCTCTCGGCGCTGATCGTGATCAGCGCGCGGTCGTTGAGGATCGCCATGACGATCAAGCTCCGAGCGAGAGGGCGAGGCAGACGCCGGCGAAGGCGGCGACGCAGGCGTAAGCCGCAAGCAGCGCCAGGAAGGCGAGGATTTCGAGTGACAAGCGCATGACGTTCTCTCCAAGACGTTCGTTACACGCTTTTGCGTGTAATGCGATTTATCGCACAACACGCTTTAGCGTGCAATAGGCGACTGACAGATTTATCGTTTTTGCGTGCAAAACGTCTGTCAGCCGTTGATTGTGCTGTGGTTTTCGCTGTCAGGGGTTCCGCGCGTCTCTTGCGCGTGGCGCATCTGCGCTTTGGTCAAGGGACGTTTGCCGACGCCTTCGGCCTGGGCGATCAGCTTGCGCACGTAGGTTCGTCGCGCTTCGCTCGGCGAACGGCCGTAGAAGGCGCGTGACCAGCGTCGGATCGTCTCGGGATGCACGCCCAGCGCGCTCGCCACTTCGCCCGCCGTGAGCCGTCCCCAGGCCGCCAGCGCGACCGCGCCGCGGACGGTTTCATCGAACGCCGAAGGGTCGAGTTTGGGCCGCGCCATAGTGTGCAGATACGCGCATAAACCCCTGCTTCGCGACGCACCGTCAATAGGTCAGGGTAGCTGACTTGTTTGATGGGCCACTATACATGCTATTGATATAACTCACGTATTCGGCCTCGCGCGCGAAGCGATGCGCTGGTGCGTTGGAGAAAAGGCGATTTGGGCGCGGATTTCCCCGCGCAAGCCAAGCCTCGCGCATGCGTGCGCCCAGAGCCTCACCCACCCACGATGAGCGAACAGACTGCCGAGACGCGCCAGACCGAAGGCCGCCCGACATGGAAAGGCACGCCGGACGATGACGACTTGCGGGAACTGGCCCGCCTCATGGCGTTCGGCCTGCCCGACAGCGAAATGATCGGCGACGAGCTTGTCCCGGCTTTCGAGCCGCTGACGCTGCGCCAGGCCAGCAAGTACATGGGCTTTCGCATGTCGCGCTGCCAAGCCCAGCTATCGCAGCGCGCCTTCCGCGAAGAATTCGCCCGCTGCCTCGACGCGCTGCGCACCGGCGAGCTCGTGCGCAACCTCAAAGCCGCGATCGCCATTCGAGACGAAGAGGGCGACGGCTCAGCCGCCATCAAGACGGTAAGGCTCAAGGCGATCCAAGCGATCGAAGGGCGCGACGGGCCCGCATCTGTCAGCGTCACCGTCAATCAGACGACGAACAACGTCGCGATCAATCCCGGCTACGTCATCAGGCTCAAGGCTGACGCTGCGCCAGCGCTGCCCGCCGCCCAGCCCGTGACCATCGACGCCAGCCCGATCGCCGAGCCTGAAGCCGTGACAGAGGCAGCGCCATGAGCAAGACCACGATGGCCGCATTCGACGCGCTGCCGCAGACCCTACGCGAGCGGCTGAGATACACGGCGCTGGACTTCAACGCTGGCAGGATCCTCGGCATGCTGAGGGACGGCGTGAGCGTCGCGACGATCGAGCGACAGATCGAAGGCGAGGAAGAGCACGTCAGGCGACGGGCTGACAGACGCTACGGCGAGCGACGCGGCAGGCGAGCGGACAAGCGCCAGGGCGAGCGCACAGACAAGCGAGCGAATGGGATGCTGGGGCTGAGGACTTCATGCCCAGGCCTCGCGCGCCCGAGCATTCTGTCACGCGCTGCCACTGACAGCCGCGCTGACAGCGCTGGCGCCGGCAGCGCAGCCCGCACCGTAACCGGCAATTAAGCGAAACAGAGGCTAAGCCATTGATCTCGCTTGCATCCGTTCGATCAGACCGAGTGGAACGCGCTCAGCTCGACGCCGATCGCGACCCCCTACCCGGTCCCTCTCAATCGCACCAGCGGGCCGCCGGGGTTCGAAAATCGGGAGGGCCGCGCGCGCTCCAGCATCCCCCGCACAATTTTTCCCCCACGCACCCGGTCCCCTGACAGATGGCCCTCGCCCTCGACCTCCTGTTCCTCGCCCTCGTCATCCTCACGCTGCTCTACCCCGCGTGGGTCTATCTCATGACGCCGTCGGCCTTCCGCGCCGCGCGCTTTCCGCCGCGCTCGTTGATCAACCTCTTCGCGCGGGCCGGGATCGTCGCCTGCTTCCTGGGCTGGACGCGGCTCGGGGTCGTCCACTTCTTCGGCGTCTGACCATGACGCAGCCCTTCCTCGTCGGCTTCAAGATCGTCCACGACTTCGTCGACCCCTCGCGCTTCGTGCTGTGCCGGCTGCTTGTGCCCGCGAACGAGGTCACGCGCACCTACGCCTCGCGCTGCCATGCGCCGCGAGTGTTCGTGCGCGAGGTCGACGGGATGGTCGGCGTCTCGATCTGGGATCCGATGACGCTCTACATCGATGGCTCGTGGGTCGCCTCGCCCGACGGCATTCATTTTTTCACGGACGAACAGGAAGCGCGCGCCTGCCTGGCGGATCTGTCAGCGGGCGTTCCTGTCAGCGGAGGCTTAGCCCAGGAGATCGCCCATGCCGCATGAGGCTCAGGACATCGTGCTGGCGCTGATCGTGATCTTCATCGCGCTGGTGCTCGTGCGCGAGACGTGAGGTTCAACCAGGGAGAGAAGCATGGGACACGAGTTCAAGTCGCCGGCGGAGTGGGTCGCTGGGCGCGAGCCGATCGCTGGGCATGGCTATACCGCCGAGGCCGCGGGCCACAAGGCCGTAGAGGCGGCGCTGAAAGGGCGGACGCCGACGGACGAGCTTCTGCAGGCTATGGCGAAGGGTAGCGATGTGCTGAACGCGGCGGCGGTCTTGGCGGCGAACGCGGCGGCTCTGCATTCGCGCCTGGCGTTCGTGCGCGGCGCCCTAACCGGCACGCCGCCGAAGGTGAGGGGCGTCCCGGGGCCTGTCGACGCGAACGCCGAAGGTTTGCTGCCCACACTCCATCTCCGGCTTGGCGCAGCGATGTTCGGCCTTGATGGCGTCGAGGCCGACCTCCGCGCCATCGAGATCGCCCTCGGGATCGTGGAGGGGTAAATGGTTCTCGACGGCGACGCCTCCGGCGCCTGCGCACCCCAATTGAGCAAGGCCGAGGTTCAGGCGGTCGAGGACTTCTCCGAGATCGACAAGGCCCTCGCCTCGCCCCCGATGCGGGCCTGCAACCTGGCGACCTTCCTCGGTTGGCCCTTCGCCACGCATGACCTTGTGCGGACGAAGCGCGGCGCATCCTGGCGGGGCCGCGTCGTCGGCTTCTACCGCACAAGCCTCACCGAGTTCGGCGTCGCCGTCGAAAGCCTGCACGAGCCCGGCTCAGTCCACATTTACAACGCCGACCAGCTCGAAAAGTGGGACGGAGACGACACGCAAAAGCGTGCTTGACTTTATCGCAAAAGCGTGAGACGTTTTTATCGCTAGAGGATGAACCAGTCCGATGGCGTTTCCTCCTTAGACTGCCCCGGCCGGCGCGATGTCGGCGTCGCGCCGGGGCTATTTATAGGTTGCATAACCATGTCCGAAAATAGAACAGAAGAAATCTCGGTTACGATCATCGATGAGGACTTTCTCTACAGCCAGGACTTGCCTGTCATGGTCTGTGTGCTGACGCTGCCGGGGCCTATTACGTGATAGGCTCGTCAGTATCGAGCAAGCGCAACTTCCGGGTCGACCTCGCGAAGGAGATCGCCTCGGCCAACGCCCGCAAGCGCGCGGCCCTCGGCCTCGCTGGCAGATCGAAGGTGCGGCCATGAGCGCGAAAACCGAGCCCGTCGCCCGCAACGAAGCCTCCTTCCTGTTCCGCCTCTTCGACGAGGCCCCGGACGCCGACGGCGCTCCGATCCGCCGCATCATCGCCAGCGGCCCCGAGGGCAAGCTCGCTGAGCTCGACGCGATGGACGCGGCCACCATCGCCCTGACCGCCCTTGTCGGCGCGATCGAGGCCGGCGGCGTTCAGTGCCGCTGCGGCGACCCCAAGTGCGCCACCGGCCTGATGCTGCTCATAGGCGCCGCCGGCGCGGTGAAGCAGGCTCTTGAGAAGAGCGGCGCCGCGGTCGAGCAGCCCACGTTCAAGCGCGGCCCGGCGCACTAAAGGAGTGCGTTGAGGGGCGCGCGCGCCCGCGCTCTGTCGGGGCGCATGAAGCGCGCCCTCATCGCCTCTGTCAGCGCCCTCGCGCTCAGCCTAGCTGGGGCGCAGGCCGCGCCGCCGAGGCCCGGCTTCTTCTCCTCCAACAATATCCAGTGGGATACCGGCCCGATCGCGCTCACCGGCGTCTTCGGCGGCGCGGCGAACACGGTCTTTCCGACCACGACCGGCGGGATCGGCAGCCTCGGGACGCGCACCGGCGGCTCCGGCTACACGTCCGGGACGGCGGTTCTGTCGCTCGGGACCATCACCGGCGGCTCGGGCTGCGCGGCTGGCAGCTTCTCCGTCGCCCTGACCGACGCCACCACGCCGGCCGCGACCGGCGCCGTCGCGACTGTCAACACCTACGGCGGCGCTGTCATCAGCGTCACGATCACCAGCCACGGCGCGAACAACGCCGGCTACCTCGTCAACGACGCGCTGACCGGCTCCGTCTCCGGCTGCTCGGGCTGGTCGGTCGCCGTCGCGGCGACGGGCGCGTTCTACGATAACGTCGCCTTCACCGGCGGCTCGGGCTCGGGCGCGAAGGGCCAGTTCCAAATCGCCTCGGGCGGGACCGCGATTTCCTCGGTTGCGCTCGAAGCCCGCGGGACCGGCTACAAGACCACGGACACGCTCGGCGTCGCGGCGGCCAGCGTCGGCGGGACCGGCTCGGGCTTCTCGATCCCCGTCGCCGTCGTCGGCGCGCCGACGTCCGCCTCGACCGACCCGACCAATTT